CGGAATCAAACCAGAAACAGTACTAATAGCTTTCGATGATTTCAAAAAGTCATTAATCGATGATGCAACAGATCCTAAACTATCAAGAAAATCTCCGCCACGTTCTTCAGCTCGTAAGTTACGATATCCAATACCAGGCATACTTCTTGCATTAAGTACATCTTGTTTAGAAATTGGAGTTAGAGTTGAACTAGCAGAACCATTAGCAATTGACATTACACCCTCAAATTGGGGAATTATTAGCATTACCCACGGTGTGGAATCATGGTTGGTAGTAATATCCATATTCTGCAGGACAACGGTGGCCTGCAATTGAAATTGCCCGCCACCTAAACCTGCTGTTTGATCTGGCTCCGACAAACTCACATCTGTAGCCATCATAAGCTTAAGTGGACCACATCCACCTGAATATTGTGATGAACCTGATACAGGAGGAAATGCATTATTATAAACTGGATAACCTGACCATTTCGTCCAATTTCCACAGTAACCATTTTTAATATTTATTTGGTAGAGATCCGTTTGTGTTGCAGTACTCAATAAAGTATTTTGATTAATAAATTGAATTTGAACACTTTTAATTGCAAGATACGAATCAGTTTGTGTCATATCAGTATATAATACACTATTCGATGGTCGAGCACAGATAATGAATGAAGTAGGAATTTGTGATAACTGTATATTATTTGATTGAAATTGCTGTGCTCCTGCAGCAAATGACAGGGCACCTAGCTCTGTGGGGAAGCGTTGGATTTCGTTGTAGTCATAATTATACGTTAAACTGGGGCTTAAAGTCGGACTTCCTAAAATATTAGGTGTAAGATATTTAAACTTCATGTATGGCTGTGTAGTATCAAATGAAAACGCAGTACCAGAGAAGTTTGAAAATTGACATGTTGCAGAACTAATTACAGATGTAACTTGATTCGCACCGCTCACAGCGATAGGTCCATTGCTGTGTGACCATAAACGATAAGCAGCTGCAGCAAGAATATTTAATGTAAAATCCATCGAAACTACTCCAAAAAATCCATTCTTATTTTCTGATTCAGATGAATGAAATGGACTTAAGAAAAGTGGTGTTGTAAAAACATAATCAATTTGAGCACTAGCAGCTTGACCTCCAGTTGAAGGAGTTACGGCAGCATTTGTACCTGCAACAATTTTATATTGCCCAAATCCGCCACGAGGATTACTGATACCTTCTAATCCATCTCCATAGTTGGCCAAAGGGTTTCGGTTCGTACCGACCAGATCCTGATAATTATACGAGCAATCTGGGTAGCTTGGAAAGGTAGAGAATTTGCTATCTCGTACTCCATGACCAGTAGAATACCAGGACATTGGGTGAATTACATCCGCCATATTAATAGTTGTTGAGGTATTATTGATATATGCTTGTAATGTGTCAAGACAACCAATTGGATATGCTCTTGGAGCATCAAATCCATAATTAATTAATGGTGAACTTGGAGTAAATCCTGAATTATTAGTAACTAAAGTACCATTAAATGTTATTCTAACAGGAATTGTTAGTTCTACATCTCTTGATACAATTATTCCATTACTAGGAGGAGGACAGGAAAAAGAAATTGAGGAATTTGAGGTTGAATTAGTAGTATAAGGTTTATATGAAATTTGACTTCCAGATTCAATTATACCATAGACTTTTTCAACTGCTACTTGTGTTATTGGGTCGACGATTCGTACAGGGACAACAGCTTTAGGAATAAAACTCATCTTATTCTATTTAATGTTATAATATAGAATATATAAAAAATAACTTTATTTTTTGTATTCACAAAAAATATTCATTAATTTATTTGAACAAAAGTTTTGAACCACGGTATAAATTTTTATTAAAAAATCCTAATTTTACACTAGCTTGTTGATCGGGTGAAAGAAACATTTGATATGTATTACCAAATTTGTCTTGATAATAGAAATTTAAATTTAATGTTGAAATTGGAGACTCACCGTTCATATCTATTAACCTATATTGACTTGTTGGTGAATAATAAGCGACAGTTTTTATACTATTTATACTTTCAAAATTAAGGATAAAATCTGTTAAAATAGCTTGATATGTTGTTCCACCATTAATTACTCCAGTTGAAGAATTTTGACTTGGTACACTTTCAGTATTAATAGGAAGTGAACTAGTTGTCAGATATATTCTTCTTGCTGATATCCATAATGCCATTGCAATATATTCTTCTGTATAAATATACGGTGCAGTTTGACCAAATGGAGCTGGAGATAAAACATGAAAATAATAATATCCTAATGGTCTTGGAGTTGTATCAAACATAAATTCAAAACTATCAAGATAATTAACTAACCATGTATTAACAAAAATTTTAGCTCCAGAATCAATAAAATCTTGCTCAACAGTTAGAGTAATTAATTGTGTTGATGGATTATATGTATAAAATGGACTACTAGTTCCAATTGCCGAAGCAACTACAGCATCTATTAAAGCATTATTAATCATAAGTATTACTTGATTTATACTAAATATATCAAAGTATGGACTTTCTAACTGTTGTGATGTAAAAAATGGTGCACTTCCTTGGGGTACCGGTACAGTATAATTATTTTGTGGCTGATAAATCACATATTGTGGAAAATCGACCAAACCTAATGTTCTAATTCCAATTATCCAATTTGATTTATTCGGATTATTTTGTGTAACATCTGGTGCCCACTTAAAAATTGGAATTGTTCCAACTGGAAGTGCAAAGCGAATTACACTAACGTAATAGTCACCCGCACGATCTAATAATGGGATAGTTAATTGTTTATCGTAAGTTAATGGGGTATTATTTGCACCTAATAAAACATCAGGTTGGAAAATAACGTTAATGTAGTTATTATCTTTAGTTTTTTCTATAGACTTCATTTATTATATCTATAGAAATAAAAATCTTTATTTTACTTCTTCGACTTGAGATCTATTTGATGTTAAAAATGTTGCTAAATCATCTGAATATTCTCCATAAAATAATTTCTTAAATTCTGCTAATGGTAATTGTTTTAAAAGACATCGAAGCGTAGACCATCGTCCACATGTTGAAATTTTATCACCAATCTTTTGAAATTTAAAATCATTGTAACTACATTCATATGGACTATTATACATTAATCGTGTTAAGTAAGGATAATCTTGATTACTTTGTGATTTATATGGTTCTGGTATTTTAGTTAATACATAATCAATAGTTTTACCATATGGATCACCAAATTCTAAAGTTTTACTACCATCTTCTAATTCTGTCATTATTAGCCAACACCAGTGACCATAATGCTCATAGTATTCGTAAAGTATAATGGCACAATCATATGGGTGAATTAATTCATCAATATTATCAAATTTATGAATATCTGGATACTTAATAATTTTTACTTTTCCATCTAATAATTTTTTAACATCTTCGCCACTTAATGGAATTTCTTTATATTGTTCAAGGAGTTGTCTAAGTAACGGATTCATTTTATATTATAGTAATATAAAAATTTTAATATTTATTGTTCATCATCTGTTGATGGTATTTCTGGTATATATACTTTTCTTTCTTTTGATGGTTTAGTAATTATAGTAGGAAATGTATTATTGATAATATCTTCATTTTCATTTATAGTATGAAATTGCTTTAAACTATTATGAAACTCATCTTTTGTCATTTTACGAAAATTTGAAGGAAGAGTATTAATCATATTTGGTGGTCTAGTATTAACCATATTTGGTGGTCCTAAAATATCTTCATTTTTACTTCTATTTTTAAGAAAATCTAGTAATCCATTTCGATAATCATCTTCTTTTTTTAGTGGAGTTGGTAAATAAATATTTCTTCCTAAAAATGACATTAATACTTTTCTAGGATCATTTTGTAATAATTCAGTAATAATTCGTTCTTCTTCTAGAGATTCAATACATATATTAATATATTCATAAATAGCTTCCTCACTATGATGTGTATCTCTTAATTTAAAAATTAATGCTGATAAATTTTCAAAATATTCTTCTTGAATTATACCATTATTATTTTGATCTCTTCCAGGCATATTATAGATTAAATTAACTAATAATAAAATAAACTTTTTATCCTTATCATATTTTTCCATTTTATTATAAAACTAGAAAATAAAATTTTAAAATAAAATTTATTTTATTATAATAGTAAACATATCATATTTTCAAATGTTCACGACAGACGAGCACGAGTCATCACCTTTTGCTATAATTAAGGGAGGAAAATTCGATCATGAATTTATTTATATTCGTGATACGGATGAAGCTCCAAAATCAGCTATCAAAAAGTTACCGATTAAATTTATTCATTTAGATAAAGATTCAAAATTTGAAATCTTACCTTCACCAGATATACGTGTTTTATACGTAGCTGGTCCAAGTGGAGCAGGTAAATCAACACTTTCTGCTCAATATATAGATAAATTTTTAGCATTACACCCAAAATCTAAATTTTTTGTATTTAGTAGATTAGACAAAGATCCTGTGATAGATGCATTAAAACCTAAACGTATAGCTATTACCCAAGATTTAGTATTAAATCCGATTGAGTTAGAAGATATAAATAAAGATTCTATCGTACTTTTCGATGATATTGATAATATTAGTGATAAAAAAATACAGACTGCGGTAAATATTGTTAAGGCACAAATATTGGAAATGGGTCGACATAATAATATAAATATTGTTTGTACATCACATTTAATTAATGGTAATGAAAAATCATCAGCTCGTATAATGTTAAATGAAATGCAAGCTTTAGTTATATTTCCTAAATCAGGATCAGCTCATGCGATAAAATATGCATTAAAAACTCAATTTGGATTATCAACTACTCAAATGAATCAAATTTTAAATATTGATTCAAGATGGATAATGTTAAAGAAAAATTATCCTCAAGCAATACTATCTGAAAAAGATTGTTTATTAGCTAGTGAATTATAATTTAATCTTTTGTACCTAATAGGTACAAAATTAACTAATTTATGAAAGAATGTATGTAAATGTTGCTGATTGTATTCCTGCATTACCTGATGCTGTAAATGCACCAGATGGAGGAGCAAATGATAATATACCACTTGTACTAATTTCAAAGAATCCAAAAGCATTTGCTGATGAGTTAATAACAACTGCAGACTGAACACACTGTACAGTAGGTACGAATCTACTAGGTATACTAATAGTCGATGTAGCAACAGTAGTACCAGTAGCAGCAACTGCTATAGATGGCATAAATAAACTAATAATATTACCGATTCTTGTAAAGGATAAAGTAACTGTTTGATTTGAAGTCCAAGGACCAGAAAATGTTGCACTAATTTGACCCGCTGACTCATAAACACCTAAAATACTTCTTGTTCCTCCGGCAGTTAAAAATTGAATACCAGTTGAAGAAACCACTAGTGGTGCAACTCCTGCGGTTCCAGCACCAATATGTACCGCTGAACCATTAAATGCTCGTATTGCACAATCTCCAATAGCTGTACCGGTAAACCAAAAATTTACTGTTGTTACATAAGCAAAACTAGGTCCATCAAATTGAGGACTAACATTGCCGATAGCAATAAAAGAATCTTGCCCTGTGCCAACTTTTGCATCAAGATAAATTTGTCCACCATTTAATGATAATGTTGTCGTACTATCTGTCCATGTAAAATCACTAGTACCAGTAAGTAAATTACTAGCTGATCCATAACCAACTTGTGTAGCTGTTAATGCAGCATTTGAAGCTGAACCAGTTGAACCTCCAGGTCCAGTATTACCTTGTTGACCACTACTTCCAGTTGGTCCAAATGGTCCTCCTAAACCAGTATTTCCTTGTATTCCAGTATTTCCTGTAGTACCTAATCCAGTAGGACCAGTTTGCCCAGTATTTCCTGTTACTCCTGTAAAACCTTCCAATCCAGTTGGCCCTTGTTGCCCAGTATTTCCAGCTTGACCTGTAAAACCTACTTGACCAGTACTTCCTGTCAAACTTAAACCAATTATACCAGTACTTCCAGTTAAACCCTGTGGACCTCCAATTCCAGTTGAACCTTGTTGACCAGTATTACCAGTTACTCCTTGTAAACCTGTGTTACCTTGTATACCTTGTGTACCTTGTTGACCAGTATTTCCAGTCATATTACCATCTAAACCTGGTTGACCAGTTTGTCCACTATTTCCCATTTGACCAGTACTACCTGTTAATCCCATTGCAACTGGACCAGTACTACCAGTACCTTCGGCATGTCCAGCCTGTCCCGTAGGACCAGTATTTCCTTGTAATCCACTTGAACCTGTTGTACCAAAAGAAAGAGAATTCCAAACTGACCCATTTGCATAATATGGTCGTTGATCATCGAGATTATATGCTATTGAAGCAGTTATTGGTAAAAGCTGTGGAGATCCTGTTTGAAGATGCAATCCACTAGGTAAAATTGACTGTTCAATACTAGCATTATTAAAATTAAGTGTAGATGTATAAATACTCATTTCCTATAACTTTATTATAGGAAAATAGAAAAAGATTATACAAAAGTAATATTTACTGTATCAACAACATTAAGACAAGTCATATTTATATCGCAATATAATTCGGTTACTGTAAGAGTACTGGCAGTTATAACTTGAAGTGTTACTTCATTATTATTTGTTATGCTACTTGTTGAAAGCGCAAAACTTCCACCTAAAGTAAAAGGTGTAGAACCAACGTTAGATATAG